GTAACGATTTCCTTAACACGAAGAACCGTGGCAAGAGCCTGCTGATTCGCATACAGGAAGTGACCAAAACCGTCTTCAAGAAGAAGCATATCGGTAAGCATATCTTCGGTCGTGAAAAGCGTCGGGTTGCCAGAGCCCTTATAATCCTTACGAGCCTTGATAGCCTTCTTGATGAAGTCCTTAGCTACATTCTGAGAATCGGTCGGGACGAAAACCTTAATATTGTAAAGGTCAGCATCCTTTGCGATCGGACGAATATGCTCTTCAGAAATGTGATCATCGTCAGAGATAAGACGACCATCACCGATAAGAGCTGCGCGAGCAATTTCTTCGTCAAGCATCTGACGCATCTCCATACGAAGCCACGCAACAACATCAAAGTCGGTAATGTCGATCACGTCGTCGCGATCAAGCTTCTGCTTCTTGTAAATGGTCTGCGGATCGGTAGCACGCTTAAGCAGCGAAAACACTTCTTCCTTCTTTTTCTTGCCCTTAAGATAACCCCGAGCACGAGCCTCATCCATCGTGATGTTAGCGAACACCGACTTAATACGAGAGAAAGGCGTGTGATGAGCACCATCAAGAACCTTTCGAACCCAACTGTCGTCTCTCTTAATAAACTCCGGACGATCCTGAAGAGCTCTAGCATCCGGGAAGAGATAATCAATATCAGCAATACCATAAGTCACAGTCTCACCATTACGGTCAATAACCGCGTGAGAAAGATACTCATTATCTTCAACAAAATTCTCATAAGCATCCTTAAGAGAACCACACTTCTTCGCATCGGCAAAAATCTGTTCCATATCAGCGTGAGAAATCACGCCACCCTGCTGCATTTCTTCATTATCGAAAACGTTGTGCTTCACTTCGTCTTCCTCCTCTTCATCTTCTTCATATTCTTCTTCGTCTTCATCTTCCTCGTCTTCATCTTCTGCGTCAGCAACTGCTTCGCCAACAAGGAAGGCAACAACTTTCTTCTGCTCTTCGGTCATTTCGTCATATACGTCTTTAACCGTTCTCTCTTCGTTCTTTTCTTCAGTTTCTTTTGCCATTTCTTCTTTTTCCTCTTCTTTTTTGTCTTCTTTTTCTGTTTTTTCAGCAGTTTCTTTATCAGAAGACTCCTTGCTTTCGGTTTTTACTTCGCTTTCGGCATCGGCATGAAAAAGTTCAATGTCCTCGCCAGTATAAATAACAGCATCCGTTTCGCTTTCTTCACCATGAGCAATAATCGGAAAATCAATGAACGCTCCAGGATTAGCACCAGCTAAAACGAGGCTTACTTCTCGAATCATTCCATGGAGAACATCTCCTCCGCTCTGCTTAAGATTATTTGCCCAGATAGAAAGATGCGTAATATCTCCATGCTCGACCTGCTTTTTAGCTACCTGACCGAGTTCGGTATCATTAAATGAGCCATAAGCTCTAACTCCTTCGTTCTGATTCTCAAGCAAAGCGTGCCCAAGGACGTTTTCTGGATTCATATGATCATGCATCCAGACAAGCGGTACAGTCATGCCGTCACAATCTTTGAATGCGTCTTTTCTGATAGTTCTACCATCAGTGCATAAAAGATCGTTCTTAGTGGCCCAGCCACTAAAATCGTATGCTTTACCCATTTTGATTTTTTCCTCTGATTTTTATTAAATTTACAATGAACTTATAGGAGTGCTTCCTATATCATATTCGGAAGATTGCTCTTGCTGATAATCTGCTCCGGAATTATTTTCATAATTCTCAATCGGAGCTTGAGCATAGTCATTATAAAAAGGTTCTTCCATTCCGGTCTTTGCCTGATTGATATTTCTATTCCTAAGTTCATCGGCAGCTGCGTCATTAGACGGCTTCCAACCAATAATAGCTCGAACTTCATTCGGAGAAGCAATCTCATTACGAGTAAGTTTATCCGCAATGTTAGCAAGTTCTGAAACCGGAACAAGTTTAAACGGATCTCTAAAGTATCTCAAAGCCTGTCCTTGAGTTCTTGCGGTTTTACTTAAAAACTTTCTTTCAAACTCATCGACTATTGCTTCTAGTATTGGCTCGATGGTGTGATTGTAATAATTATTCATCTTAGATTCATCTGCTGTTCCATTAAGAATCTCTTCGCTAAGACCTAACTGGTTATATAGCATGCTCGTCAATTCTTTTGCTTGAGACCATAACGTATTTTCAACAGGACGATTAAGCTGAGTAATTTTTTCTGTGCCATCAGTATATGCAATACCATACTTTGATCCAACAAGCTGAGCTTCTATTTCTTTTCTTCTAGCTTCCGCCTGTTCTTTTCTAGATTGAGATTTTATAACATAAGGAAGCTGAACAATTAAATCAAGTTTTCCAGAAGCATTCTGCTTGTTAATAAGATCGAGATCGTTTAAAGTTCTAATAAGACGTTGCAAAGTAGAATTTGGTTCATTCATTATCGAATAAAACGGATTCTCAATAATAGCAACCATCTTTTTTGGAAGAATTATATCCTCTTTTCTACCTGTATGTTCATTATAAACACTTACTTGAACGTGCTCCGGAAACCATTGAACAATTTTTCCGGTTCGCATCTTTTCTATATCAAAAGATGCAGAATTTTTAGGATTAATTTTCGTATCTGTTGGAACGACTGCTACACATCCTTCATCAAACATGGACAACACTATATCTTGAACAAAAGCTCTTCCAGTTTGATCGATGTTTGCTTCGCAATTTAAAACATTATTAAGACCGGATTTAACGGTTTCTAAATATCTACCATTTTCATCTATTTTAATATGCTGTACAACAATTGCAGAAACATCAACGGAAAGTCTTGTATAAACAGCAGTTACAACAGATCGCTCATTTTTAGGAGACAGTCTAGGTCGATCAAGTCTTACACTAGAACTATACCCATAATTAAAAGATGGCGTCGGATCTCGGCCCATAAACGCATTCCAGGCATGCTGGAGTCTATTTGTAAATGAAGGCATAGGCGTTTTGTCCTTTTTTAAAAATTAGTTTATTCCAAATTTTCCAAGAACACTCGAAACTGTTTTCTTAGCTTTGTATGCAGCGCTCTTACGTTTATACTGATTTGCTCTTTTCTTTTTCTCAGAAGCATCTTTAACTTTCTTAACGGCTTTTGAAACCTTATACTTTGCCTGGTTTTTCTTATACTGAAAACGCTGCTTATTTGTAGTCGTATAACTGTTATCTTCTTTTTCTCTCGAACTTTCGTTTTTAAGACGAGTACCAACAACCGCTTTTCTAAGAGCCTGTTCCTTCTGCTTTACATTATTACGTTCTTCTAGTCCAAGGCCTTTTGTTTTTGCGTAATTATCTTTTGCTTTCTGAAGACCATAAACTCTAGCTGCCAAATGTTTACTAAATTTAGCTTTGTTTCTAATATCATCATAAGATGGTCTACTAGATCCAGAAGACTCAGAACCAGATGTCTTTTGCCTCGGATTTAAAACTCTATAATTTTTTGCAACACCAGTTATATTCTTCTGTCTAGCCGGATGCGTTTTCCCCCATTTCATTCCTTTAACGCCATAATGAATGAGGACATCTTCTCTCCACTGTTCCATTTAATAACCTCTTTCAAGTTTTCTTATCATTTCCTCATACTCTTTTTGCTTCTTTTCTTGAGCTTTCTTTCTTTGAGCTTCGGTAACAGTATAAGTATTATCTTCTTTTTCTCGCTGCTTTTGAATTGCTAAACGCTTATTAACATTCTCAATATTAATCTTAGTATTAGATTTCGTAGAATAACTAGACGACTTATTACTGGAATTACTAGAAGATGAAGAAGATTTAGAAGAACTAGAAGATTTTTTATCAGAAGAATTACTCGTGCTTTGATTTTCATTCTTTTTGTTCCTTGAAGTCAAATCAAGCCTTCTTCTAGATAAATTAAAGAAACCAAGCGTATTACCAGAAGAATCTTTAGCTTCAGAAACAAGACCAGACCCTAGCATTCTGTCTAAAACGTCCTGTCCATTTTGAACAGATTCCTTTGGACTTCTAGACGAACCGCCACCCTTACTGCCCTTCTTTTTACCAGAAGAAGATTTAGCTTTTGATGTCTTATTCTTATCTTCTGATTCTTCAGTTTCTTCTTTATTAGAAGTAGGAGTTGCGTCATCTACTTTTTTACGTTCCGATTCTTTTTCTTTACGATATTGGCCTATCTCATCTGCTAAATCTATTCGTCTTACATTTTCAGCTTTCTTCTGTAATGACTTTATAGTAGAAGAATCTGCTTCTCTATCAATAGCATCAACTAAATTATTATATGCCGTTTCGTAAGCGGTAGATTTAGTTTTTCCCCACTTCATTCCTTTAACGCCGTAATGAATGAGTACGTCTTGTCGCCACTGTTCCATGTCTTTACCTATACTGCTTAATATTTATACCAAACTTCGAAGCGAGTTTCTTTACTTTATGTCTTCTCTGAGATTGCTTATACTTCTTTCGACTGGAATCGGTTGTTTTATAATTATTATCAGCATGCTCTCTTACAGCTTGCTTACGTTTTTTAATATCTCGTATTTTTCGTTCAGTAGAGACATTCCAACCGTTATTATCATTGCCCATGGCTTTGTTCCAGGTATTATATAAACGCTCATCGCTATTATCAAAAGCTCTACCAGATCGGCCACTATCCTGAGTATAATTTAAACCTTTCTGTTTTCGTAAAGCCTGATCATGACGATATAAAGACTCGTTTGCTCTTGAAACTTGCTCGAGGTTCGACATTCTCTTTTTATTACCCCATTTCATTCCTTTAACACCGTAATGAATGAGGACGTCTTCTCTCCATTGTTCCATTTTTAAGCAATCCTTTTTATGATCTATATTTTTTATTGTACTCTTTCATTGAAAAATCTTTAGACAATCTTTCAATAGAATTATAATGGGCATCTGTGTCGTTAACCCAGTAATCATCGAAATGACGAGACATATAAGACATAAAACTAGTATCTGCTTCATTTGAAAGCATAGAATAAACAGCAGATTTTACAGAAACATTTTGTCCATAACGATTTGCATCTGCAACGCTTGTATCTTTATATTTAGACACAACGCTATCAACAAGTTCTTCACAATCTTTCCAATATTTATTTTGAGCCTCGTCAAATTTTTCTCGTTTAACTCCAATAGCTTTATGGACGTTATTCATTATCTCGTCGTCGACATGCCATTTAACTTCATCGTCAAATAACTCCGAATTATATGGGCCATCGCCAAATATATCATGAAGATTACTCCATATTTTTTCTTTTTGTTTCGATGACAATTCTACAGAATTAAACGCTTTTTCATAATCTTTATATAACTCATCTGCTAAATTCTGTATATTATCAGAACTTTTATTCAAATTCTTAATTTTTTCGACCTTGTTTTCAATATTGTCATATTCTTCTTTAACTTGCTTATATCCTATTTTTCCAGCCGGTTTTTCTCGTTTTTTTACTTTTTTATCTAAACTTTTTCTCCATCCAGCTTTTTTCTCAGAAGCAGAGTGATCAGAAGCGTCAAGAGGATATGGCGGACCATTTTGATGACCCCATCGCATTCCTAAAATCCCATGATGGGATAAATATAGATCTTCTCTCCACTGTTCCATTATTCAAACGCATCCTTATTTGCTTTGAACGCTATAAAAGCATCCATAGTAGCAGAAACGGCATCGATCTTTTGATCGCGCCGCATCTTAAGTAATTTCCTATTACCATTTGTATCTTCAATTGTTATGCAATTTCCCATACAAAACGACATAAGACTTTCATCAAAGAGAAGAAGACCGTCTTCGGATAAAATTTTAAGTTCTCCAAGAGGAACAGTTTCTGTCTTAACCCCTTGGATAACTTTCTCAAGTCCAAATGGCCCATTTTCTCTTTCCCATCGCTCAACAAATTGTCTTGCGTTATATGGATCGTATCCAAAACTTCTTACATCGTATCCGAGTTCAATTATATGGTTGTCCAAATCGTCATAGACGTCGTCCATATCAAGTATGGTACCTTCCATAACAATAAGACTTCCTTCTTTAAGAAACTCCTCGTACTTTTCTCTCATAGCCATTGGAAGCTTCATAAGAGTGCGACTTGTAATATAGCATCGAACCTTTATTCCAAACGCTCCATTTGGAAGAGGGAAAAGAAACGAAAATGCGCAGAAGTCGTCGCCTTGTGATAGATCTGCGCCAAGGCTGCACGGCATTTTCCAATATTCTCGTTTTCTATCCTGGCATTTAGTCTCTTCATAACTAAAGAAATAAGTAAAACCTTCCATCGGAAGACCAAATCTTTTAGCTAAAATATCATTACGAGTAGAAGGAGCTTTTTCTGCTCTTTCTACATCTTTATGATACGCATCATACTGAACAGTCTTTCCAATGTTTGGATTCGCTTTTTCCCACATTTCTGGCATAGCTACTTCACGAATATCGTCAAGCTTATACCACCAAATAGAAATATGCGGAGCGTCATACTCACGATTTAGAATGGATCTTAATTCCATTTTGATTGTATCGCCCGCTCCATTTCGAACCGTACCTTCTGAGCTTGTTGCAACTATAATGTAGTCGTCAAGCTTTGAAGCTCCTTGCTCTATACAACCTATAACATCCTCACGAATATCCGTAGAAAGCCATTCATCAACGGTTGCGACTCGGCATCTAAGACCTTGTAGCTTTTCTATTGACATTGGCCTTACTTCTATTATGGATCCAGTAAGAAAATTCTCTATGCCCTTTTTAGTTG